ATGACGTGTATGCCCCCGATGAGGAGACCGCGGACAAGGTGCAGGCCCTTCTGGGTACGTACACGTCCACGGCTGTCCCTGTGGTGTGTTTGCGTGTCGGTGGGGCTGAGGCTCGCATGCGTATCCCGAAGCCGCTGTTCCTGGGTGTGATGGACATTGCGGAGGAAGACCTTGACATCCGGTATGGGGGTGTGGCGACGGCGCAGCGGATGACGGGCGACGAGGTAAGTCCTCCAACCCCGGGACTCTTCGTCCCTCTTCTCACTAACGCGGACCTGAAGGCGTATTACGCGACGAACACTGCGATGAAGGCGGCGTATGCGTCGAACATTGCGATGGCCCGGGATTACTCGCTTGCTGGTTTCGCTGGGGGTGTTTGATGCGGCGACACAGTGACGCGCTGTTGGATGTGTTGTCGGGGTCGTTTGACCGTTCCATTGTGGTGAACGTGTTTCATGGTGCGGATCGGGTGAAGTCTGATCTGCGGTTCGAGTCGTGGTCGTTGTCGGGTGATTTGGATAACGAGATCGCGTGTACCGGTTCGGGGACGATCGTTTATGACTCGGTGCATGGGGAGTCGCTGGTGCCGGAGGGGACGAAGGGTGTTCTGTCTCCGTTCCGGGCGACCCTGGAATTGGTGATGACGATCAACGCTGGCAGGTTCTCGGAGTCTGTCAGCTTGGGGATGTTTGATCTGACGAAGATTCGTTCCGCGTATGACGTGACTGCTGAGGTTGCGGGTGTGGAGCGGGTTGTTGCTTCCCGGGTGCAGGTGGAGTTTCAGTCGTTGGATGCGAAGCTTCGCAGGTGGGGTTTCCGGTCGCCAGAGATGCCGGTGCAGCTCGAGTCTTGTTTCGATGAGATCCGGCGTATCAGTGGGATGCCGGTGAACGAGACCGTTGCTGATGCGGCGATTCCTACACAGACGGTGTGGGAGGCGAAGCAGGGTGGCCGGTTGGATGCTGTGCAGCGTCTCGCCCGGGTGCTGGGCGGTGTGGCGTTGGTGGACTCGGCGGGTGCGTTGACGATCATCCCCGACGAAGTGGGTGAGAAGGTCGGTGACCTGTACCTCGGCGCACGGGGCACCGTCGTCGATGTCGGGTACGAGGTTGATACCGAATCCGTGTACAACGTGGTCGTCGGACATTTTGAGGACGACGACCGTAACGAGATTTGGGCGGTCGCTGAGACCACGGTCGGTGACCTTGCTGTGGACGGTCCGTACGGGGAGAACACCCGGTACTACTCGTCTGACTTCGTGAAGACGCAGGCTCAGGCTTCCACGGCGGTCGCGTCGATCCTGGCGTTGTCGACGGGGTCGCAACAGTACGACGTGCCGATCCAATGCCACATCAACCCTCTGGTGGAGCTCGGGGATGTTCTCGAGTTGAACGAGTGGGTGCGTTCGTTGACGGGCCGTCTGGTGGCGTTCCAAATGTCTGAGTCTGAGCTGATGAGCATTACGTTGCGAGTCACACGACCGCTGTAAGGGGGTTCGTATGACTGGTGACAGGTTCCGTGACCTTGTTGCGAACATCCCGACTGTGCGGTCTCATACGGCCACGTTCGTGCGGATGGACGGCAACCTTGCGGTCATCAACACAGGGAACACGCAGATCAAACTTCCTGCCCCGGGGTTTTACCCGCCACGGTCGGGGATGACGGTTCAGGTGGAGTGGCGTAACGGGAAGGGTGCGGTCATTGGGCCGGCTGTGACCCGCAACCCCATTGGGGAGATCACTGGTACTGGGTCACCGTTGGCGACGGTCACGGTTGATGGGGTCGAGTATCTGCTGCCTTATGAGGAGTGGTACACCCCGGTCGTGTCGGATGTGGTGTCCATTGATTGGGTGCGTGAGGTGATCGTCGGGAAACTGTCGACGTCGCCCGACCCTGCCCCGGAGCCCCCCGACCAGGGTGGTGGTGCTACCACGTTCGACGTGAAGATTCTTGCTCAGGCGTCCGGTAAGTGGGACTTCAACTGGTCCAACTATTGGGGTGGTGCTGAGGTTTGGGCGTCGAACAACAACCACGGTGTGTGGACGTACGGTAATGCGTTCCGTGACGGGGTTGGTGCTGGGGCGTCGATCTCCCGCCTGTTCATCAACCTGCCTCTGATCTCTCAGGCGGGTAACTGTTCCATCGGTGTCCATAACCTTGCCGGGTTGTCTGGTGCACCGTCTATCCATTCCGCCATCCCGTTGAGCCCGCGGGGCGGGTGGGTGGAGTTGCCTGTTTCGTTCGGCGGCTACCTGCTTGCTGGTGGTCGTGGCATTGGTGTCACGGCTCCTGGTGGCGGCCTGACGAAGTGGCGGGGTGCACCATCCCAAGACGCATGGTCTGGGGCTCTCCGAGTCCTGGGCACCCGGTAGTTCTCTGACCGTTTCCATTCTTCTAAGCCACCTTTCGGGGTGGCTTTCGTGTTTCTGGAGGGCTACATGGCTTCCTCGTCCAACGACCCGACTACCGGCGCACCTGTCTTCCTTGACTCGGATGCCCCTGACCCTGCGGTGAACCCGTCCGAAGTGGCGGGTTATGCCGCTTCGGTGGGTACCCGTCTGATCGGGTCTACGACGGAACGCAACGCGTACGCGTATGGCCGTGATGGGCTCCGCTGGTACGACACCACCCTGAAGTGCGAGTACCGGCATGACGGGGCGAGTTGGCGTCCGGAGATGAGCTTGCAGAAGGCTTTCACGTGGAGCCGTGCGAACGTCGATTCGACCGCCCAGTACCCGGAGCTTGTGGAAGACGCCACGAACACGACCGAGTCGTCTTTGGCGTCATTCGAGCGTGTGTCGGGCACGGACCCTGATGGTGTTGGCGGTGTCAAGCTCCCGATCCGCGGTGTCTATCACATTTCGGTGCGGATGACTCTCGCTGCTGTAGCGGGCGCGCGCAGCTTTATCCAGATCGGCTCCGATACTGATCCGTTCCGGCAGCGCGCGACCGTGCCGAGTGGCGAGGACCAGATGGCTATCAATCAGATTGTCTACACGTCGGCAGCCGATCAGGTTGTGCCGATTTGGTTTTACAAGTCGAACGGCAACCTTGGCGCGAACACGGGCCGTGTGTTGGTTCGGCGGTTGGGGTAGGTCGTGGGCGGTATTGCACCTTCGCGCATCTACGTCAGACCGGTCCCCGACTATCCGGCCGATAAGTGGCGTTCGACGTTCTCGGCGCACACGCGACGCAACCCGCCCAGCCGTGAACCCGGTGTCGACTACTACTGCCCCATCGGGACGGTGCTCGTGTCCATCGGTGACGGGTATGTCTCTGAGGTTGGTGGCGGCATCATGCCGGCGACCGGCCGTTACGTGAAGGTGAACCTCGACAACGGTCAGAGCTTCCGGTTGCTGCACCTTGGCCCGCGTCACTCGCTCAAGGCGCGCGGCGACCGCGTTCGTATGGGTGAGCCGCTGGCGATCTCGGGTGCGTCGGGTTACGGCTCGGAGTATTTCGGGGCCTCGTCACCCTACGACGCTCGGATGATTTGGACGACGGGCGGGCCGCACACGCACGCGACCCTCTTCCCAACCCACGCATACAACAACTTCGCCGGGCTTCTCGACCTTGAGCAGTGGGTCATCGAGCCCGGTCCAGCAGGCGGCGGCGCAGTGCCGCTCGAAATCACGGAAGAAGAAGACATGCCCGGCGTTCGCATCCACCACCAGGTCTTCACGAACGGCAACCAGGCGCTCGTGGTTGAGACTGAGACGGGGTTCCTGATCCCGCCCGCTGGTCACATCGACGCGCTCGTGAAGGCGTACGACATCGACCTCTCGAAGCTCCCCGCGCTCAACGAGTACGACTGGAACGCTGTGCAGTACGCGAAGACGTACAACAACAGCGGATACCCCCAGGCGTCTGGTGCGTCTGAGGCGCAGATTCAGGCTGCTGCTACGGCGGCGGCAATCGCGGTCGCCAGTCTCATCGACGGCATCGACCAGGAGAAGATTGCCGCGATTGCTGCCGAGGTTGAGGGGCGTCTCCTCGACAACTTCGCCGCCATTCCTGACGCTGTGGTCGACGAGCAGCGTGATCGGCTCGAGTCGTGACCACGCCACCGGATGACTCGCCCCCGTTTGTCAAGGTCACTCTCGACGTGATCTATCAGAAGCTTCTCGACGTCGACCAGAAGGTCAACCCGGTCCCGGAGATCGTCAAGGACCACGAGGGCCGCATCCGAAAGCTCGAGATCCAGACCGCTATCCAGTGGGTCGGGTTCGGGCTGCTCATTGCTGCTGTTGGTGGCGCTGGCATCAACCTACTCATCCCCTAGGAGAACCAATGTCTAAGTACGCTTCAGTACAGTTCTGGGTCGACACGTTCGACCGTGCCGTGGCGACTGTCGCTCAGGCAGGTGTCGCAACCCTCACCGCGAACGTGACCGGCATCCTCGACGTCGACTGGGTGCAGATCCTGTCCGTCGCGGGGCTTGCCGGCGCCGTGTCGGTTCTCACCTCGATTGCGTTCCGCGGCAACAAGTCGCCGGATTCTCCCGAGTGATCCGCTGGTTCTAAGCAACCATCTTCTGTCGCCGCCGCTGGGCGGCTTTTTGTTTGCCCGGGAGGGTTCGTGGGTTACGTAAAGAACGTCTGGGTAAACGGGGACGAATCGAAGCCGCTCGATCAGATTCGCATGAATCACATCGAGGACGGGATCTTCCTCGCGGCAGCTACAGCGGACAGTGCTGCTGCGGCGGCTCTCAACGCACAGGTGGCTTCGGACCTAGACGCCGACACGGCGGCTCTGGTAGGGGACGCGGCGACCGCCACAGGAGCCGCAGTGTCGGCTGCTTCCGGCACCCTCACCCCGCAGATGTTCGGCGCTGTAGGCGATGGGGTTGCTGACGACACCGTAGCGATCCAGGCTGCCGTCACAGCCGCGCAGGGGCGCACGCTCCACTGGCCGTCAGGGACATACCTGACCACGGAGTCGATCACCGACCTGCACCTGGTAGAGCACGCCGGAGACGGCGCGATCGTCGCGGGCGCGTCAACGTTCCAGCCCGCCCCGGTCCGCGGGCAGACGAACACCCTGTACGTCGATGCGACCGGTGTGGACACGAACGACGGTCTCAGCGTGGATCGCCCCATGCGTGAGATCCGGGCCGCGGTCGCTGCGGTCGCGAAATACTGCACGCCGTTGCGAGGCGCATGGGAGGTGCGTGCGGGCGCCGGCACCTACAAGGGCGGCATCGACCTCACGTTGCTGGGCCGTGGTGCACAGCAGGACGACTTTGTGAGGATCTACGGCCCGACCATCGGACACCCGGGCGTGCCCACCGCGGTTATCGACTTCGCCGCAGACGGCACCTATGACTACGGGGTCCAAGCTTTCGACGGTGTGTTCCTGATGCTCACCGACCTGAAGTTCATCGGCGCTTTCCGGTACGCGGTCGACCTGCGGCGCGCATCCTACGTGCACCTGAACAACGTGCACGGCACCGGCCCGGGCAAGGCCGTAGCAGGAAGCATGTTCCTCGGTGCGTTGGATCACGTCGAGTATTACATGAACGGTGGCATTGTCTCCGAGTGGGAGCGGGGCATCCAGGAGCACGGTCAGGTGCGCCGACACTTCGAGAACAACCTGTCACTCGCGGACGGGACGCAGATCACCGACTGCGGGATCGGCATGTACGCGAAGGAGGGGTCGGGCGGACACCTCGACTACATGCAGATCGAGGACTGCGATACCGCGGTGATGTTCCACACCAACTGCAACGCGAACATGTTGTCGGTCAGTTTCAAGCGGAACACCGTTGACGTGCTTCTGACGAACTCCGAAATCCACAACGAGGGTTCGATTATCTTCGGCACGGGTGCGGATGCTAGTGGTCGAAGCATCGTTTCGCTGGGTTCGTCCAGTGAGCTCGCATACGCCGGGTGGACGGGCACCAACGAGGAGACGATTCGCACCGGTCACCGGCCGCTGATTCTTCTCGACTCGGACTATTCTTCACGGAACCACACGGGCACCATCAGCGAGACCACGAAGTATAACTTCGTGGACCGGCTTCAGGGGGGGATGTACGCCGTACAGGGCAAACGGTTCCAGGTGACCCTTGTCGGGTCGGTGGTGGTATCACCCACCACACCGGATGGGGTTCGGGTGCTGTTGCGTGTGGCGTCGTCGTTGGCCGTTGAAGTCACTATCCCGCAGGGTGCGGCTGTCGGCGCGGATTTTGAGATCGTGTTCAACGTGGTCTGCACTGCCGATGGTGATGTGCAGAAGTGCTGGGCGACGATGTCGGGGCTCGCAAACCCGGCGACCGCAGCTTACGCGGCGCGCACCATCACCCTCGAGGATCCGACTGTCGACCGGTCTGTTGCGGTCTCGGTTATCAGCGGGGCGGTTGCTGACTCGGTGACCTTTGAGCTTTGCGAGCTCTGGGGTTGATCGCGGGACACTGACCCACACCACCTCTTCACCGCCGCCCCGTCTGGGCGGCTTTTTGTTTGCCCGGGAGGGTTCATGAGTTACGTAAAGCAGACGTGGGTGAACGGCGATCTGACGAAGCCACTCAACGACGGTCGCATGAATCACCTCGAGGATGGGATCTTCGAGGCGGCGGCTACAGCGGACGCGGCACAGGTGGCTGCGAACCTGGATGCGGACACTGCAACCCTCGTCGGGGATTCGGGAACCGCAACGGGCGCCGCACTCTCGGCCACCTTTGCCAGAGTTCTGACGCCGGAAGCGTTCGGCGCGGTCGGCGACGGGACCGCCGACGACACGGCTGCGCTTGTGGCGATGTTCGCGGCCCTTCAGGATGGCGACACGATCAAATGCGCTTCGGGCGCCCGGTACCGTTATACGGCGGCGCTCACCATCGACAGCGTCGACCGGTGGCAGTGGATCGGCGGAACGTTCCTCTTCGCCGCGACCGTCGCGTCGTCCAGCGGCGCGGTCAAGGCAATCACCATCGACGGATGCTCCGACTTCACTGTCAGCGGCGTCCGGTTCGAGAGTGTGACACAGAACCGTGAGTATGACGGGCTCCTTGTCATTGACAGTCCTACCGGACTGCTTGACACGGTGACGGCGTACAACTTCCGTTGGGTGGGCATTGCCCTGAACAACTCGCCGGGCGTATCGGTTCGCGAGTGTCTTGGTCTGCGTTGCCGGTTCGGGGCATACACGAACTGCGCCACGAAGTTCGTTGGTGGCCGGTACTCGTCGGAGTGGACACAGACGCAGGAGTACATCGACAAGGGCGGCGTCTGGGACTCTACGTCCATCTACTACGACGGCATCATTGTTTCCGCCGCAACCGACTGGTCGATCATCGGCGTCACTCTTGACGACAATGGGCAGTCCGGTGTCTACGGTGGCGGTGGCAACCGGCGCGGCGTGGTCCAGGGTTGCACCATCTTCGGCAACTGGAACAAGGGCATCGACTTCGGCGCTACGGGAACGAAGAGCGGATCCAACAGCCTTTCGCACCTTGCGATTACGGGCAACGTGCTCCGCGACAACGCCACCGGGGACATTCACTTCCGCCACGTCGACCAGTCATCCATCGTGGGAAATGTCGTCGTCCGCTCCGGGGCGGGGGACACAGTTCAGTCGATCATCCTCAACGGCCAATCGCTGGCGAACACGATCATGGCGAACAGCGGCTCTATCGCCAACGCCACGGCGGCGGCGGTGTTCGTCAACGCAGCCGACAGCGCGACCGGAAACGTGCTTTGGAACCAGATCGCCGCGACCGTCCCATACACGGTCAGTACGACCCTGAACGCGGTACTCGATGCGGTGTCCGGCCTCAAGTTGGTGTCGGCGCTGACGTCCTCGCCAGTGGTGGACTTCACCGGCAAGGCCGTCGCGATCTCAGGCCGTGAGCTCATCCGTGGGCAGAACGGCACCGACACCTACTACCAGGTCACCGTCGACAAGCAGCTCCGCATCGTGAATGCGGGCGGCACCGCCCAGGATTTCCGGGCAGCAATCATCACGGCAGATAGTGGCCTTACGGTCGGCGCCGGCGCAGCCTTCTTCGGGGACGCTGCGACGATGCGACTGCCGCGCACCGCGTCCACCAACACCGGCCTGATCTGGTACGACGCCACAACAGGGCGGGTCGTGTGGCGGGATGGGGTTGCCGCGCTCAACCGCGACGTCGCGTATGTCGAGACGAACACCACCGCCCAACTCAACAGCTTGGCGGCGACTGTGAACGCCTCGGGGAAACACGCTGGCAAGCGGGTATTCAACACGAACTTGAACCGGCCGGTGTGGGCCACCGGTTCGACCGCCGCGAGCGTGTGGGTCTACGCAGACGGAACCACGGCCCACACACCCGTTTGAATGTGGCTGACTGCGAGCGACGCGCTCAATCGAACGCACATTGTTTGACGCCCCGGCGTCCCTTCACCTTCGGGTGTCGGGGCGCCGGGGCTCTTTCGTCGTTGAAGTGATACCACCCACGGCCCTTGGTATCGGCTGGTGGCGGTTTAGTGGCTGTTTTCAGGGCTTACCTGTGACTCCCTGTGACTACTTCCCCGCAAAAACGCGGGAAACGGTAGACGGAAGTAGGCCCAGGTAACCACGACTGCATACCAGACTGCTT